CAGACAATGATTCAACTGAAACTTTGGTTTATGATGGATTTATTCCTGGAAGAGCACCTAGAGCAGTTTAAAAATATAATATTAAAAATGTTTAAATATAAATAATGGCATCAGTAATAAACGGAACAAACATAGTACTATACTATACAAACCCAAACCCAATCTTTTATTTTAATGGTTCTACTTCGGTAACTACCATTAGTGGTTTAAGCTATAAACAATTTGGTTTACTTGACAGCAATGGAGCTGCTACAAACTTTACTAAAACTACAGATGGTATAGTTGCAGGATTTATTACAGATGTTCAAACATTATCAATACCTGCTGGTACTTGGACTTTTAATGCTTTTGCTTCAATAAGTGATGATTTGGTGTCAGCACCTAGATTTTACTACCACATATATAAATACAATGGTACAACATTGACATCTATAGGAACTACAAACTCTATCTTTTTTACACAATTAGCTGTTAAACAATACACACAAACATTTGCGTTTCCAGGTGCAACATTATTGTCAAATGAAAGAATAGTGATACAAGTGGTAGCAAGTCAGATTACTACTAAAACAATGACATTCTATACACAAGGTTCAAATGATGCTTTAGCGATTACAACTATACCTACAACAATCCCATTTGGTGCAGCTACAAACTGTTCTTTTGAGGTTTCAGTAGATCAGAAGGAAGTAACATCTCAAAGTTCTGCATGGTTTAAAGAGTTTAAGAATGACGTAGCTTCTTGGTCTATCAACGCTGATGGCTTTATTGCTTTAAGTGACTATTCTTACTTATTCTTAGCCAACCTTCAGTTGACAAGACAACCTATCTTAATCAAGTTCCAGGTGGATAATGATAATGGGGATGGTAGTGGTACTCTAGGATACTCTGTATTCACAGGATCAGCCAATTTAAGCTCACTTAGTTTAAGTGCAGGGGTAGAGGCAGCATCAACATATAGCGTGTCGCTACAAGGCTCTGGTGCGTATAATATAACAGGTACACAAGTTACTCCTGGTGGTGGGGTGGTAATAGAAACATCAAATGTAATCATGTACCAATATACTGCTACAGGTGGTGAAACAACAATAACGTTTGCAGCGGCTATTGGAGGCACTTGCTTATCAGTTACAAGAGGTGGTATGGAGGTTAGAACAATATTAACAACAGGTACTCCTACAGGTGATAATGTAAGGTTTAACGCTTCGACAGGAGTTGTTACCTTTGGCAGAGCTTTAGAGGCTGATGAGTTTGTTAGAATAATTGCAAAATAATAGTTAAAATTTATATATAAATGAGTTCACAATTACAGGTATCAGGCGAAGCAAAGATTAGGGATATACAAGGTCCAGTAGTGGCTAATAGTGGTGTAATAACCGCTTTAGATGGTGCTGCTTCTCAATATGTACGAGGTGATGGTACGTTAGCTGATTTCCCAACATCAACAGGTGGTGGTAGTTCGGTTAGTTATTATCTAAATTCAAGTGTAAGTCAAGGTACAATAGGTGGGGTTGCTTATAGACAATTAAGTAAAACACCTATAAGTGGTGCAGGAACGGATATTACAGTTTCAACTAATGGTTACATAGCGAGTTATATTACAGATGCTAATGACCCTTCTTTATTGGAAGTTCCTGCTGGTAACTTTAATTGTGAGTTCTATTTTAGTGTAAATTCTAATAATCACAATCCTTATGTTTATGCAGAACTTTATAAATACAATGGCACTACTTTTACATTATTAGGTACAAGTCAATCAATACCAGAGTACTTATCTAATGGCACTACTTTAAGTGCTTACTACTTTGCTATTCCTGTGGCGGTTGCTGCTTTGACAATAACCGATAGATTAGCGATTAGAATATATGCAAACGTTGATGGTAGAGTAGTTACTTTACACACAGAGAATAATCATTTGTGCCAAGTAGTTACAACCTTCTCAAAGGGATTGACTTCTTTAAATAACTTAACAAGACAAGTACAATTCTTTGGTACAGGAACAAGCGGAACTGACTTTAACATTGCTTCAAGTGTTGCGACACATACATTTAACCTACCTATTGCTTCGGCTACAAATACTGGTAAGTTAAGTTCAACAGATTGGAGTACGTTTAATGCTAAACAACCTGCTGGTAATTATGTTACTTTAGATACTACTCAAACAATAACGGCTGAAAAGACTTTTTCACTTGATATTACAGTTAATAGCGTAAAAGTAGGTGAAGGAGGTGGTTCAATTTCTGGTAACACTATACTTGGTACAGGTTCTTTAAATGCTAACACAACTGGTCAACAAAATACGGCAATTGGTTATGCAACTTTGAATTTAAATACATCTGGTTATGATAATACTTCAATAGGTTATGGTTCATTAAATCTAAATACTACTGGATTTAATAATACTGCATTAGGTTCAAGAAGTTTATTTTCAAATACAACTGGGAATTCAAACACCGCAGTTGGTTACATAAGTTTGACTAATAACACAACAGGTACTTTTAATACTGCTATTGGTTATGCTTCTTTAGCAAATAATAATGGTAGTAGAAACATTGCTATTGGTTATGCTGCATCACAACTAAATACAACAGGTTCAAATAATACATCAATTGGATTTGAATCTTTATATATTAATACTGCTGGAGAATTTAATGTTGCTATTGGCAATTATGCTTTGCGTAATAATAGTAATGGACAAAATGTTGCTATTGGTTATCAAACATTACAAGCAAATACGGCTGGTGCGAGTAATACTGCCATCGGTTACCAATCAATGTATCAAAACACAACAGGAACTCAAAATGTGGCATTAGGTTTAGGTACATTAGGAAACAATACAAGTGGTGGTGGGAATATTGCAATAGGAGCAAGTACTTTAATTTCAAATACTACAAGTTCATATAATACAGGAATTGGTTATAATGCATTGCTGCTTACAACAGGTGGTAATAATATTGCAATTGGTTTTGAATCTGGTAAATCAATTACAACAGGAACAAACAATACTATTATTGGTAATTTTGCTGGTACTTCTGCAATGGCAAATAACATTGTCTTAGCAGACGGAGCAGGTAACGTAAGATATCAATGGAATGGTACTAATAACGTATTTGGCAATCCTATAAGTGGTACAAGTGCAGTTTTTAGCGGTAGTGTAAATGGTGCAACTTTTTATTCAGCAACAGGTATATTTTTATCAACTTCTGGTCAATCATCTTCTGGTGGTGGTTATGCAACTATTAACGGAGGAAATAATTATTTAGATTTTAGACCAGCAAATGGAGGAATATTTATATTTCAATTTCCTTATTCTACTGCAAGAACATTTACCTTACCTGATGCGACTGGTACTATTGCCCTTACATCAAACCTATCTGCTTACCTACCTTTATCTGGTGGTACGCTTACTGGTGCTTTAAGTGGTACAAGTGCTACGTTTAGTGGTAGTATGGGTGTAGGTACTGCAAGTCTTGATACTTTTTTAAATGTTAAATCAAGTAATACTTCGGGAACTACTATAACTCCAATTGCACTTTTTTATAAAAATTCTGCAAAAGGTGGTGCATTACAAATAAGTTCAAATGATTCATTTGCTGACATAAAAAGTACTTGGTATAGTGCTGCTGCTGATATGGGATTAACTTTTACAGTAGTTCCAACAAGTGGTGTAGATAGATTAGCTCTTACAATAGCTTCTACTGGTGCTGCTACATTCTCAAGTAGTGTAACGGCAAGTGGTCTATATGCAATAACAAGTAGTGAAGTTAGATTATACAATGCAAACAATACAAACTGGGGAACAATTAAAGGTTCAACAGATACTACAAATGGTAGTATATCTTTAACTGGAGGTAGTGGCAATGGAATGATAATAAGTAATGGTGGTAACGTTGGAATCGGAACGAGTAGTCCAAGTAACTTTAGCGGAGTTAGTTTTACTGGGCCTTTTTTAGATGTTGCAGGAATTATGCAAATTAAAGGCACATCTGCTAACACAATAGCTGCTTTACAATTTGGTGGTGATACTTTTAGAAAAGCATTGATATATAGTTCAGTAGGAACTGATGACCCTTATTTTGCAATAGGTGTTGCATCAAGTGGTAGTAGTAGTTCAGCTACCGAACGAATGAGAATCACATCGGGGGGTAATGTATTAATAGGTACTACAAGTGCGGGTACAGACTTTACAAGAATATCTACTCCAATGGCAGGCGCAAATGGTTTAGGTATAATTAATGCAGATGATGCAAGTGGTGGAGGTTATATTGCATTTAGAAATTCTGCTACAACTAATATTGGCAATATATCAAGAGTAGGAACAACAAATGCAGTAGCTTATAACACAACATCTGACTATCGTTTAAAAGAAGATTTACAAGAAATAAAAGGCTTAGAAAAAGTATCTGCCATAAAGGTTTATGACTTTAAATGGAAGGATAATGAATTTAGAATGGACGGAGTATTAGCTCACGAATTACAAGAGGTAATACCTTATGCAGTTAAAGGTCAAAAAGATGATAAAGAAATGCAGTCGGTTGATTATTCTAAAATAGTTCCAATATTAGTAAAAGCTATTCAAGAACAACAAGCACAAATAGAAGAATTAAAAGCTAAAATAAAATAATATGAAATATTGGTACATTAATCAATTAGACTGCGTTCCACAAGACGGAACTTTAACAGACTTCGTTGTAGTCGCACATTGGTCAAGATTTGCTAAAGAAATAATTAACGGAGTAGAATACTTTGCTTCGGTTTATGGCAGTCAATCATTCTCAAAGGATGACGTTGCTAACTTTATCCCTTATGAGGACTTAACCTATGACATCGTTTGTGGTTGGTTGGATGCTTCAATAGATGTTGCAGCTTTAGACCTTAATTTAGATGCTCAAATAGAGAATCAAGTTAACCCACCTGTGATTACACTTCCGCTACCTTTTACAAATCCGTAATGAAAGCTATTAAGGACTATTTAATCATTATCCTAGCGTTCTTTGCTATGGTGTGGCTATACGAGTCATGCCATAGCTCAAGTGCTGTTATTGAGTCTGTAAAGACCGATACTGTGTATCAAACAAAAGTGTCCACCAGGTGGAAACAAGGAAAAGATATTCCTTATGTTATAATAGCTGCAGATACCGTACATGATTCTGTACGTTATTTGGTACATGATACTGTACGCATAGTAAACGATTATATGCGTAGTTATGCCTATTCTGACACCATTAACCTAGATTCTAATACCTTTGTCATCAACGACACTATAAGCCAAAATAAGATCCAATCAAGGGGATTTGAGGCTAAAATAACCGAAAAAACCATACTTACCACCATTACTAAGGCAACTAAAGCTAAGAATACCCTTTATTTGGGCTTTAGAGGCGATTTAAGCGAGTCTAATGGCTTAGAAGTACTAAGTCCTGGAATCATGCTTAATGCCAAAAATAAGGCTCTAATAGGTCTTAGTGTAAATATTAATAAAAACTTTAATATAGGCTACTCAGGTAGTGTATATTTTAAAATAGGTAAAAAGTAAGTAAATGGCAGCTAAAAAAGACGTTAATGTA